GTCAAGCTCTCCTGATAGAGCAAGTGCATGACAGGTAAGAACATCTTCTTTTGTGTTCAGATGTGCCGGAATTCCTCTCATTTTTAAACCCTCCTTTAACTGTAGTCAAAAATTACATATGTATGTGCTGGTTTGAGTTCTTTCAGTAAGTCTTCAAGAGCAGTCTGTGCAGGCCACCAGAGTAGACGTTCCCCTGCTGCTGATTGCCCTGCTCTGAAGTAATAGAGAGCCTGACCTGATATCTTAACCCTCCATATCCAGAGACTCTCATATATATATAATGTATCTCCTGCACTTCCCCATCCAGCCATGAATGGCCTTAGTTCCTCAATCGTGATTGTATAGCCGAGCGATGCAGCCAAATTAATGAAATATGCCCTGCTCAGACCTCCGAGTTCTCTGAGCCTTCTGATAACCTTATTTATACGCATTTGCAGCGTCTCATCAGATGCAGGCGTAAGGCCGCAGACACGCTCCCAGTCTGGCAGAAGCTCATATGCATTATCGGGAAACATCTCTCTTAGAAGTTGCTCTGCACGAGCTTGGGCATTGTCGAGCTGTTTGCCCTCAAGCTCTATGTCCTTTTCAAAGCTGCCTTGAAGCTCAATAGGAAATAGTAGCTTTAAGGTGTCCTTATGCAACATTTACAACCCCCGGACGGATCATCTGATACGATGTTGCTGTCACATCGTTTGCAGGCGTGCTGATTGTGGCATTGTCAGCATAGTTATCCATTGCGATCTGCAAGAGCTTAGATTTGTAAAGCGTCTGCCCAGGTATCAATGTCTTCATATATGCTGTGATGTCTGATGCGATCTGTGTCTTGTTGAGATTGTTACCTGTGACTGTCATCGAAACATCCTGAGTGAGGATTGTTGGGCCGAGCACTTGCACAACAGAGGCTGTCACAGGGCGGACATTATCGATATATTCTTTTACCTGTATGGTAAGGGATTTCAGTTCATAGTTCTGCCCTGCGGCTGTGAAAATATCTGTATCAAGAGTAAGCTGAGTCTCGCTATCAACTGATACTACCTTTGCCTCTGTATTGGCAGTGGTGTTTTTTACCTTATCGCCCTTTTTCACGCCGGAGGTCTGAAATGTAGCAGCAGAATTAATCAGCTTCGATGTTGATACCGATGTATTCGTCCCTACCAACGTTGAATACGATGAAGGGACCTCGGAGCCTGTATTTGTCTCATTTGCAACGATGACCACATCAACTGTGCCGAGTCCTTGAGCCAGAGGAAAGCAGTAAGCAGCCGTAACATTATCAATTTCTAATGCCCACTTCACATAATCGTATTTATTCCCGCCTGCAGGCGGCCTGCGAATATAATCGAGCAGCCTTGCAAGATATGCGGCATCTGTCTCGCCGTATGTCCTTGTGAGTCCCCTTACCCATGCGTGATGCTCAAGCGCCTCTGTGTCTGCTGTGTCAGGGAATATCTGCTTGCTTATCCAGTCCTGATGCTTATAAAGTCCCCATAGCGCCGATGCAAGACAGGCAGATTTAATGAAAATAAGGCTTCCCTGCGAAGTGTCCGCTTCCGGAAACTGGTTTTTATAGTCCGTTAAAATGTTATTTAAAAGCTCGTCAAAATCTTTTTGAAAGCTCATTTAAACAACCTCCACAAATGTCTCAAAACTAACCTGCCTTCCGTCTGCTTGTGTAACCTCGACAAGCAATTTCAACCTATTCAAATCCTGAAGCCTGTCCCTCTCAGTGAATACCTCTATCTTTTTAGCCCTGCCCGTGTCAATGAGCCATTGCAAAGCTTCTTTACAGTATTCCTCTGCAAGCGCAGCAGTCTTTTCCGTATTCTTTGCCCGCTTCAAAAGATGAAGCCTTGAGCCAACTTCAGGATTCTGAAAGAATGAACCTTTCTCTATCATCAGGCTCAGAAAGACATTGTTAAAAATGTTATCCGCCTTGTCGAATGTCATCTGACCAACTGCGTCTTCTGTATATATTTTAAAGTCCATTACGCACCCCTCACTATGTCAGTTGCATGGCTTGTATACTCAAGGGTTTGAGTAGGCGCTCCAGTATTGCCAGAGCCTGTTGCAACTCCAGAATGAACATGTGCATTGAAAAGCTCACGGAATCTCTCATCTATAAGACGCCTTAATCCTGCACGATCTCCGGAAAGATTTATTTCAGGACTGTTTACCTGACATTTAGTTGTAGCATTGACAGTGGCTGTCTGTGCATTGATAGTTGCGGTTTTTGCGTTGATCTCCACAGTGTTCGTTATATCTGCCTTCAGTTTATTTCCGCTTTTGATATATATTTCCTTTCCGCGCTTAAATCGTATATGATCGCCTTCATCTGTATAGAGACAGACCTCCCCGTCCTCTATTGCGATCCTGTACCTTCGGTCATCAGATGCAATCATAACTATATGATTGCCTTCCTTGATGATGACCGCCTCGGCTCCGGCAAGTGGCCTCGAGGTATAGCCGTAATGCTGGAAGTATTCACGATTCTCTATTGTCTCATCAGGTCTTCCCGATGCGGTGAACCGCTTAACGACGCCTTCTATGACCGATTGTATGATTGCCCTTATCATTGCACTACTCCCGGTATGCCGAGCTTGAGGCTCGTATATACGCCCTGCTTTGACATCTCAAATGTCCTACTATATATAAGGTATGTCCCTTCAACATTAAGAACCTCGTCCTTGACTCTGCAGAGTTCGTTGATTGTCCAGTTTTTACCGTTTTGACTGTGGCCAGGGACTTTATAATTGAGTTGAAAGCCCTCGTGCCTCTGCCTTTCCAGCAGCATCCGCGCTCTGAGCTTTGGGCTCTGGTAATCATTGTTGTCCCTTTGAACATAAGGCTTGTAAAGCCTTAACTTTCCATTGTCATAAAATGGCCACTGTTTATTTTCTATGGTAGCCTTTGTGTTGATGGAGGTTGTCTCGATGCCGTCTAATCCTTGCTGCTGCCCGATTACAGTTATCTTCGAGTACCTTTTTGAGATGTCCTTTACCATCTCGCCTTCAAGTTCATTATTATCCTTACCGTCCTTTGTGCAGACAATATTGAATGCAGGCTCTCCCTTTTCCTTTGGCTTGCCAAATACCATAGTGCCGTCTGGAAGGCAGAAAAACATCATCCCTCTGCTGCCTGCATAATCTTTCAATACCTCAAAGATAGTCATGCCAGGCTCTATCTGTGAAAAGTTATGAGGCGCATCGAGAAGGGCAATTGAGGATTCGCCCTTTGCTTTCTTTTTCAGCTTTCCAGAGAAATTATCCTGATATATAATCTTTTTGCGATTGATATAAGGCACATTTTTAAGAAGCCTTTCCGCAAGGGCTTTGACCTTGATGCCTTGCAGAGTTATGAATTCCTCACAGTATGAATCAACCAATAATCCCATCAAGTCCCTGCCTTCGACCCTGAGTTTTAATCCAGGCTTGTCATAGCTCTGAGTTACGCGGTCAATAATACCAGTGAGTTCAAGCTGTCCATTTACATACAACTCGCAGCGGTGGCCTTCACGAACATCAATCTCAGGATTTGCAAGCTCTAAAGAAAACGCATCATCGGCAGTATATATGTCGCTCTCGATGGTGTAAGATTGAAAGTTCTCGATCTTCTGATTATTTATATGCAAAGAGACCTTATCTTGCATATATCTTTACCTCTCCGGCAGGCGTGAAGTTAGGGTTTTTGATATGATTGATGCTGTGGATCCTCTCTGCATAGTTATAAGGAAGGCCGTATTTCAGGCATATCAGATGCAAAGGCATTTCGTTATCAATCTCTACATCCACGATCTTTTCTCTTTCAAGCTTTATGTCATTGACATGGACGAGGAGATTTAAAGCCATGTCTTTCAGACTCTCCACCTGCCTTGATTCATCAACTGAGCTTTGAATGTCAGTGCGTACATCTGCGAGGGTTGACTCTATCTCGTTGATAGTCATAATCGGCTCTGCAGGCTCAGGCTTTACATAGTTGCCGAGGGCATCGAAGCTTTTCACCTTTTCAAGCTTTCTTACCTGCTGTCTTTTCGTCTCATCTTCTCGATATATATACGCCGTTTCCAGTGCCCGTCTCTGTGTTGATGCGATTCTTGTATGTTTTGAGAATCTGCTGCTTAAACTCTCAAGGGATTTAAAACTGTTTTTAAGGCTGCTTAAAAAGCGTATTGGAGACGATTTAAGGGAATCGTGCAAAACCACGAATCTTTCCAGAGTCCTTGCCAGAGAGCCTATGGTAATGCCTGCGATGGTGTTTGGAAAGTTGATTATAGAGAGAACCGAATCTATAGGATTCGTTATGTCCTTCATTGTGCCTGTAAGTCCTGAAACAAAAGAATCAACATCTTTTAAATATTCCCTTGCCTTTATTGAGATGTCAGAGAATTGCTCTGTTATTGTTTTCAGAGGGTCAAGCTCTTTTGTGAGGATATCCATTGCCTCGGTCCCGAGGTCATTCTTAACATCAGATTCAAATTCCTCGATGAGTTCAAACTGCCCTCTCTGGAATGCTTCCTCTGTTGAGTATTCGACATTGACATGCCGCTGAGGCTCTATCTTTGTGATAAGATTCTCAACGAATGATATATCTATCTCAGCAGTCTGCTTTCTGTCGTCATGCCTGACAGAAACAGATTCCACAGCGCCTTTGAGCAGTCCGTATTTTGGGTGCAGGAGTTCAAAGAGTTCTTTCTTTTTTAGATGCTCTATAAGCTCTTTGTGCGTTTCGTATGTCTCCTCGTAGAAGTAGCAGCGGATTTTAATAACGCGGGCTTTCAGTCCCATGTCTTCAAGCAGTGCGCCATCTCTATAAGGAAACTCGTATTTTGCAATAGACTTTTCAAAAGAATCCTCGATGTTCTCCAACTCGAGATCGAAGCTGTCGAGCTTTGCTGCGTATCTATCATTCATTTAAAACTGCCCTCTTTTCATGGTGTTAATGTTGGCCTTTGTGTTCATGTCAGAGGTCTCGGCAATGACACGGCCTTTATCATCAATGCTCACATTCATGGTGATGTTGTTTTTGACTTCAGGGTTTTCTTTCTTATGCAGTATGTCATAGAGCCATCCGCCGAGAGAATCATTCTTGCCGCCGGTAAGACCTGACACGCCTTTGTTGAGCAGCCAATTAAATCCTGTCCCTACGGCATAGCCTCCGGCAGCGGCAATAGTACCTAACAGTGCCGTTGTGCCTGCACCAGCACCGGCAACAGTAATACCACCCTTGAGCATACCTTTCAACCCTCCGGCGCCAAGTAGTTTATCTGTCCCACGGCCTGTAAAGAGGTCTTTAAGTCTTCCTGCAAATGTCGTCGGTGCTTTTTTGCCTAAATTAAACGGGTCTTTTCCCCCATGTATTGGTTCGCTTTTAGGAAAGTTGGTGACAAATACTTTCTGGACTCCTAATCCCGATGCCATCTCTCCTAATTTGCCGGGCAGCGTCCCTCCGAGCTTGCCGCCCACATATCTCTTGAGACCTTTTAGTCCAAGATAACCTCCGAGAGCGCCGCCTGCTGCAAGAAGCGGATTTTCAACAGCCCAGTTGCCAATGCCTGATGCAGTCCTTGCAAACCATGAGCTTCCGCCTTCCTTCATCGCTTTCGACTTTTCTATCTCAAGCTTTATAAGTCCTCCGTAAGTAGTCTTGGTAACCTCGTCAAAATCCTTACCGACTATGCTTGCATCCGCGCTTTTTAATGCCTCGTCCCTGATCTTCTGATACTCCTGCCAGTTC